AGATGAAATACGGACACGTGGGATCATCACACTTCAAGACGTCTATGATAAAATCCCCGAAATTGAAGATACTTTAGTCATCTTGGACATTAAAGGTTCAGATTTACGGGTTGTTCAAAAACTGATTGACTTTTTCGAGCACAGGAAAACGGATGATGTCTACTTTTGTAGTTTCAACAGGAAGATCGTGTACAATTTACCACACTCCCTGAACAGAGGATCGACGTTCGAGACCGTTTTCCACGAGACTGAATACGACCGGGTAACATCTGGGCTAAACGTTCTCATCGTGCATTGGACGTGCTTGGATCACACTCTGATCTCGTATTGTGAGAGGAAAAACATACAAGTGTATACTTATACACATAAAGAAGACAAAGAGCTTGAATACATGTATAAATATAATGTCGATGGAATTATCACAAACGGATTCTAATTACTTACGAGCCAGCATAGCCATCATAGCCGGGTCCATACCACCCTTCTTCGACATCATCATCATCATCATCATCATGACCATCGACACGGAAGATGCTATCGCAGAAGGGATGAAAGGTCCGGCCATGGCCATAGCCGCACCAGCACCTATACCCTCGGCTCCAGCGGCCACACCGCCACCTATACCCTCGGCCGCATTCCCAATACCGGTCCCGATACCCTCAGCCGCGTCTGCAACAGCTTCACCGGCACCTTGGGTTTTAGACTCTGTTGTTTTTTCCAAATCTGTTGAGAGGTCAGCTTCCTGGACAACTTCCTGAATGATCGTGGACACCTTTTTCCCAAGCTGTTCAGATACAAACTTGATGGCTAGGTTCTGATCGATTGGGCATTCGGTTTGAGAAGCGAGTCGCATCATTTCAAGAGTTGGTGGGAATCCCAGATCCTTCAAAACGGTGAACCCGAGGGGATCTTGCACTAAATTTTCGATCTTCATTGTCTGATTTGCCACAATTTCAGTTCTAATTTCGTTGATGACTTCGTTTGTGAGCTCCGTATTCATTCTATTTGTTACATTGGTTTTGATTTCGGTGTAAGCATCTGTCTCAGATCCACCACTCATGACATCACCAAAACCACTTTCAGAGCTTGAATTTTCTGTCACAGCCTGATCGAGATTAGTTGCTATCATTGAACTCAGGTCGGTTGCGTCGCTTTGTTCAAATTCTGCGAGAACTTTGACATCTACAGTTGCTGTTTGATTGATAGGCATTCTACAACTGAGAGCCTGCACACCCTTCAGGTCCATCACCTGGTTTGCTATAACACTAGAATTGGTCATATTTCTTGAACTGTTGATTGCCTTGAAAACGTTTTCGTTCACGACAGAATTTTCAATGACAGTTTCGGATTTGGCCTTACTACCACCTCCACCCATTTGATTTCTACTGAGAAAAAAAATCCTGTTTTAAAGTAAATGAAACTTAACAATGTTATTTTTGTTCTAGCCATAGTCGTAATTTCTGTATGGATGTTCCAGTTGTATCGGAACAGGTGCTTCAATGTGGAATACTACTCCGGTATTGCGGAAGGTCTCGAGGAACGTATCAACAATTCTGAAAAACCTTTAAATTCCATATACGTCATGAACATCTTCAACCACCTCACAGATGATGAGAGCATTATTCAGGAAGCTTATAATAGTGCTGAAATGAACGACCGTAACACTCTATACATTTTATTACAGAATGTCAAGAAAGAAAATAAGAACGTCAAAGACAAATAAAATATCGATACATACTAAGCATGTTACTCTTATCAGTGGTCATCGTGGCTATCGCAGTTTTGCTATTTTATGTCAGGAGGGAGACATATGTGGATATAAGGCACACTAGGGAGCAAGCTTTAAATTTGATAGACAACGCCGAAAAGCAGGGTGGCTTTACTAAAAGTGAAATAGAAAGATTGGAAAAGTTATTAGACCCCGTGATGAAAAGAAAGAAAAAGATTTTGAACGCTGTCCTTGATTATGCTAATCAGGGCAGGTTCAAAGATACACGAGAGATTGTTGACCTCTACTTCAGTCCCTTGTTAAGATAAAAATATTCGAATAAAGTAATGAAGAACATTGAAGTATCCCTTCTGTTACTCTGTATTATCATTTTGGTGGGTGTTTTACAGAAGCATGTCAAAAACGAAAGTATCGATAGAAAGATAAGCGCTGTAAAAAAATTTATGAATTAACCGAAGAGAAAAACCCTAGAACGTATCTTTCACCCTTTGTAACAGTTGTTACTCCGTGTAAAAGTTCACTTCCTTTGTAGTGCACAGCATCTCCCTGTCTCAGATTGAGAACAGGTATATTTGAACAGTCGTTAATAAATGTTTCACGTTGTCTGATATTCATATCACCCCCATGCTGATTGAGTATCTTCTCTGTGTCATTTTTATTAAAGATGTATAGATCCCCACCCTCAAAATCCTTTTCATCAGACAAAAGTATATTGACCGTAGTGGCTGCGTCAATACTGTTATCGAAGTGCATAATGAGATCGTTTCGGACACCAGTATTGTAACGCCTGAGAAAAGCGTAGTTCAGGTGTAATCCGTGTTTGGATGCGAGTGGTAGATAATACTCTTTAACAAGATTCCATAGCTCGTGATTGATCGGTTTTGACTGCCCGAACAGGGGAATTTCTTGCATGGGGAGATCATCTACTTCTTCGGGGGTCTCTAAGAATTTGTATTTTTGTGATACTTCAATAATCTTTTCACAGTCACTTTTTGGTATCAGGTTTCTGTGAAAAGTTTTGCATGAATCTTTCCTAAAAAATAGGTATACGACCAGTGTGAGAATACCCACTAAGATCAGGAACATCACTATATTTACATCAGGAAAAAAAATCCTCATTTAATTTAGTAATGTCAGTGGATATATATTCACAGGCCTATCACAGTAAGTGGTTGGGGGATTCTTCATGTAGACGTCACGATTGGGAGAGTGATGAACATGGTAAAGACGGAAAATGGGTCATGCGACACAAGAAAGGTAGACATTGTGACATGTGGGGGGGCAACTGTAAATACAGACACTGGCACTATAATACGAAAGTGGATCAAAATGGGAACTTAGAAGAGGTGGATAGAAATTACGATCCTTACCCAGATTGTGTAAGATATCAACCTGACACTGAGGATGGTGGTCATCCGTGTATAGGTATTGGTGAATCGGAGTTAATTATTGATTCATCCGTCGGTCAGGACTTTGATGAGGGTGCGGATTACGGTTTGAAATGTAAAGTTGACAAAGATGACATCCTCACATTGATTCAACAATATGGAGAATCAGACAAGTTACTCGCTCCATCTGTGATCGGTAGTGCGAATCAGCGGGTAAATTTTCTCGAACAGATTTTATTTGGAACAGTTACAAAGTCTGGTAAAAAAGCTGGTGGTGATGGGTTCTGTTTCGACTCAGCTAATTTAGACGCGGTCGTTGGGGTTAGAGGTGAGACGTGTTATGAATTGATTCAGGCTCTTGTAAACAAAGAAACCGTAGATGACCTTGGATATGACTACTGCACGAAAAACCGTGAAGATATCAGGTGTGCTTGTATAAACGTAACTGGTTTAGATTTTTTGGAACGTTGTAAACAGAATCCCACTTGGGCGGGTTGTGCACAAATCCTCCAAAAGGCTGCTGATGTAGAGACCCTACTTTGCCCATTTGGATCTGAAGAACCATGTCCAACCTCTGATGCGTATGGTGGTAACCCAGACTGTCTCGCACCCGGGATATGCACCGGCACCCAAGTTGGTTTGGATGATGCCAACAAAATGTTTAGACCTAGAGAGGGATTACCATCTTGCAATGTTGATTTACACGTCTGTAATCAGCTCATGTTTGTCGATGACATCTCAGCTATCGGAGACCTAGAGATCAATCAATCTTGTAACATTGATGTGGACGGGATTTTGCGCGAAGAAGCTGCATTAGATGCTGGTATCGAGGCTGCCAAAGAAGCTGAGAGATTGTGGAAGGATAGTGAATTTGAGAGGCAGAAAGCTCGACAGGCTAGAATGGCTGAATACGCCAAAGAAGCCGATCGAATCCGCGGTGAACTCACGGATGCTCAGGCGGATGATCGGGACGCCACGCGAACCCTTCTCGGTCAGCTTGTAGCCCATAGGTCTGCGAATACACAGAAACGAATAAATGAGAGAATGGCGTGGGAGAACAAATTCAAATCTGACGACGCCAAGCGAGCTTTCGAAAGGGAGCAATATGAAGCCAGTAAAATCGCGGGTATGGACCCCAAAACGATCACTTTCTTCGCTGTTGGATTATTCTGCTTGATATTTCTGATAATTTTCGCAGTAAAAATGTAAATCTATAGTAATGAAGACGAGTTTGATATTTGCATTCCTTTTACTTATACTTGTAGGTGTTTTGTACAGATACACTGAGAGATATGAGTATGATAAACCAAAATTAAAAAAGAATGAAAAAATCTCCAAGATTGTGAAGGAAAAAAACATTACACAAGAAGATCTAGATCTAGTGAAAAAGGTATTAAAGAGATGAAATAAAATTCATGTATGTGGTGTTGGTGGTGTTGTCATCCATTTGATGGATCACCCCTACAATTACCTTATAGACATGACGACAGGCGAAACACTTTTACAACGACGGGTAATTTTTGTTCTTGGAGTTGTATGAAGTCTTATGCGTTAGATAAGTATGGTGTGAATAGGGGTGGAATTATTTGTGGAAACATCATAATGATGAGACGGCGAATGTATAACCAGTCGGGTCATGTGAAACCTGCCCCTTCTAGATACAGCCTCGATGTATTTGGGGGTAATATGACGATAGAAGAGTTTCGCAGAAATCAAACGATAGATACAGTCGAAAAGAAGGAAATTGTTTCAAAACCATACAAAGATAATATAATACCCTTTGTTTCAAACACGAAAAAGATGGATGAAATAAAGAATGCTAATTCTAACAACAACGCGCTAAAGCTAAAGAGGAATAAACCATTGAAAAGAAATCATAATAACCTTGAGTCAGCTCTGGGTCTTATCATCACCCCCAAATCCTAAAAGTCTTTTTTGTTTAGCAGTAGGTATAGAACGTGGTAAATTATCTGTTTTTCTGCTATGAACCCATTTTTCACCGTCGTGTGCCATCCAACATATGTCATACCTCTCTATCATTTTCCTACACAAAACACAGGGTAATGATATAGCGTCTCCATGTATGTTTTGTCTAAATACGACCAGGTGTCCATGCTTTCTATGTAGCCAAGTTGTGAATTGGTGTGGCTTATATCCAGACTTTAGACATGCGTGATATAACCTCCGTATCAACTGTCTCTCTGCACACATATGACTATTACTAAGGACAGAGGGTCCTTTGGACATGAAACTTGTCACTGTACAGTATTTCATACTTGACAGTTTAAACAAGATTCACCTTTGTACACA